GCGTTAAGGTCGCTTTCCATGGCGTTTACATACCCAGCATTTTCTAAATCCTCATAGCTGTCGAAGATTCGTGCATGGCGATCCGTTGCGTAATCTATCATGTCATCTCGTGTGCCGCCTTCGCTGAATATGATATCGTAGTTGTCAGGAATATCAACACCAATGAATAGAGGGATAGACTTCGTATAAGAGTAGAACTTTACACCTGGCAACCTTTTGGCTATTTCTATCCACTTAGCTAGGTATTCTTTCGAATAGTAATCGCCTGAATCATGAACCCTGAGTATATCTACTTTCTTTTTCTTTATTTCTGCAATCATATCATCTACAAAGTCGTTTGACTTAGTAGCTAGATATCTAAACTGGAAAGCTGGTTTGACATTGCTCCAAGAGTATGCACCTTTCTGAGCATAGCAAAACTTTGCACAGCTCCCTGCAAATGGACAGGTGCGCTTACCGTTCTCATCTTCAAAGGCAGGTATCCCGAAGTTGAATACTCGCAGTCCGATTAGCTCACTAGTCTTTTTTAGTTTACTGTTTTGTGTTATTAAATGCGGCATCTTTCAATTGGTTTATTATCGGTTCATTTTTATATCCGTATGCAGATATCTCTCCTTTATTAAATTTTCTTACAAGCTGTTTATACACTTTAGTTCTAGTTGGAGATTTACAATCCTTAATTGCGTGTATATATTCTATTGAATACTTATCGTTTAGTTTGTAGTAAAAAGTAGTTTTAAACATTTGATTTATATTTTACTGGTTGAATTACTACGTCATCGTAACCTTTTTCTTGCCATTCGAATTGTTCTATAATCGCATCGTGAAAGCAATCAAATTCGTTACATACTCCTCCTATCCACACTAAGTATTTTATTCCTTGTGATTCCATGTGTTTTTTTTAAAATGATACCCTACCATCTTTGTGTAGGACGTACTCGAAGTCTTCACCTGCATCGTTATCAATTGGTAGTATACCCCAACCCGTGTGTTTGCTATCGTCTAGACCATACTTTTCTGCATCTCTAGCACTACTTCGTAGCAATTGGGCTATCTTATATTCTGCGTCATTACCTCTATTTTTAGCAAAGTCTTCATTGAAATTTTGTAGCCATTCTAGTGTAGCTTCTGGGTATCCGTCCCAATGCTTATAAACTTTTACTGAGTCGATACCTTCGACTTTAATTGTGCATCTTGTTGCCATGATATTATTGGTTTTAATATTCGTATTCCTTTAATTCAATTTCGTACCATTGTTCAAAGCTTCTTAACCCAGTCCTAGCGTACAGAATACTATTGAGTGTGTCTATGCTACGCCCGTTGATATTAAATAATAAGCAAATTTCATCTTCAGTAGCTACGTTGTAGTCTACTAGATAGTCGTAAATTTCATCGATTCTATCCATCTTTATTGGTTTTTAGTAAAAATAACAAGGCTTAGCACAGTATCGTGTACTCCTTGCACTCTGCTCCAAGTTTCCGTCCGCTTGTGCGTTCGCCTTGTTATTTCGTTACCATACACAACAGCATAGTAACATAATTATAACTAGTAGCGTCATTTCTACAACGCTAGGTTTGTCGACATTATTGTACATCATCAAAATTAATGAGGTCGAACTCCACTCCCATATCTAGAAGCGCCTGTTGCAGTGCTAAATCTTGCACGTTTGGTAATTGGTTTTTATTCATCATTGAAAAGGTTTTACTTGGGTTTACGATTTAACTTATTTTTAATAGCTTTTACTAGTTGTTTTTGTCGATATTCCTCCCACAACCAAGGGCATAAGATTTTGTTTCGGTAGCTCGTTTTTGGGTTCATCATTAAAAAGGTTTTACTTGTTGAATAGTGTACTCAATACGATTTTAATCTCGTGTACGTCTGATAGTTCTGCGTAATCCTTATCAAATAAGTCCTGCGCTATGTTGTTAAGTATTTCTAACATATCAAAATAGTTGTTTTATTAGTTGTACTTTTTCTGAGTCTGTTAACTCATCGCTATCTAGTATGTTGATTAGGTAGCATTCAAATTCTTCTGAATTCATAATATATAAAAATTTTAGGCACGGCTTTACACCGTGTCCGTTGTTATCGTGTGGTCTCCACTAGCCAATATATTTCAATTGGCTCGTATGTAATCGGCGCTTATGCTCTCGCTCTGCGTCTGTTGTTGCGTTGTTCGTCTGCTCGCTCAATGCGGTCAGATATCGCTACAACTTTGCGGTCAGTCGTTGCCGTTGCTCGGTTTGACTTTTGCGCCCTTGTGTTGCTGTAAGTCTTGTTAGAGTACTCACGGCGGTAGCGTCCGTCTTGCTCTGCCCGTTTGGGGTTGTCCTTGTTTATGCTTGTTAAGTATCTCATTTCTTTGATTTGTTTCTTGGTACTAATATACGTCAGTCACTTCGATAAATGCAAGTATTATCGACACTTTAACAGTATTTTAACATATTAGGAGATATATAGCGATATGACGTTAATAGATGTTAATAGCCTTGCATATGTCAAAAAAAAGTTGTATAAAGGACGAAATGCAAAGACTTGTTAAATAGTTGCATATGTTCTGAATGTTTTGTATAGCGTACCCCGTTGGGGGTTCCTTGGTGCGTTGCCTGTGTTCGTGGTGGGGATTGTCACAGACTTTTTTGTGTTGACGTTTGTTAACAGAATAAACTTGCAGAAGTTGCTGTAAATTTGTATAGGCAAAAAGCTGAAATTTTTTGCAGGTTGTCAGCAATGTAAAAGGCGGTGGGGTTGCAGATGCGTTTGGGTTTGCGTGCGTCAACGGCTGTATGTATGTATAATCCCCAGGATCTGTATAGCTCACATTTTTTTTAACACTTAGGAGGCGTTGTTTTCACTAAATTTGCATATACTAATTCAATAGATATGACAGCTTTAATTGTATTTTCTGTTTATGCAATACTTGCTATAGGTATGACATTATGGTGTGGCGAAGAATCGTAGTGGAGGCACCTAAAACGTGCCGACCACGTAGATTCTTTTTTTTTGGGCTTGACTTTTTAAATTTTTTGTAGTAACTTTGCTACGACTTTAGTCACAACCATACGGCCAAAGGTCTTGAGGACTTTGACCTGGGTTGTTCAGAGGGAGGTTGCGTAAGTAACTTACAGGTCCTCCTACTACCGATTAGAGTTTACTATTACTTGTCTAGTATATGATAAGTAGTGACTAGGGCTAGCTATATACTTAAATTAAATACATATGAATAAATACTTACTAGAGATCCTAGAAGACAATGAATGCCTTGTCGCCACTGGGTTTGATGAAGCCATCATAGGTTTCAGTTATGGGTTAGAAACTAGAGCTGTCTATGATATAGATCAGGTTTTAGATATCCTTCAAAGAGATGATGGGATGACTCGTGAAGATGCCATGGAGCATTTTGATTATAACATTGCTGGGAGTTATGTAGGACCAAAGACACCAATCTTTGTTTACTGCACTGATTCAGCATTTACAATAGAGGGTAGCGATGAGTGATCAAGAGTTTAAACTAAAAAACGTTTTACAAAAAGATCAGATCAAAGCGTTACTGAAGGCACATACGAAAAGTCAGCTCTTAGAAAAAGCTATCGCTTGGGAAATCATGGCTGAACAATACAAAAAACAATTAGATGAGTTACAAAACGAACAAGACAACAAAAAAGAGGATTGATTCTTTGCTTTCTAAGAATGCATCATACCAGGCAGCTAATGTTTGTGTGACAAACTCTAAGACAAAAAGGAAAGAGATCAATAGATATTGTAGGGTAAACTTTATAAACCCTATAAAAGATATCGACGAAGAATTTTACTCACGTATTAAAGAATCATACTAATGCCAGGAATCAAACCAAAAAGTATTAAGGATACTATTTCTGCTCTTCGCAACGGAAAGAGAGTGCGCCATATAGATCTTCAGACGTCATACTTAAATATGAGTGACACTGAGAGAAAGCTTCTAAAGTCACTAGTACAAAATAGAAGGAGAGAGCTGTTGCTTTTATTTGCGGAAACTAACGCTAACTCATTATGGAGGCAGATCTCTTTACTCGATAAGTTTATGTATCTCTTTACAAAAAATGAAGTGTATAATATAAATGAATATTTTACCATTCATGGTGATTACGTGTCTGGTCATATCTATTCTCCACAATAAAATTATATCATTATATTTGCGATGTGGGTAAAAGAAAACAGCCATATCGACTAGGTTTCCCTGAAAGATATTTTACACAGGGCGATGATAGTGCTGGTTCTGATGAAACACACGCAAGAAAAATGAGAGCACGAAAAAAAGCATACGAAGAGGGTAGGAAGATAGACCTAAAAAAGGTAGCCAAGCTAGGCATGAAGGTAAGTAAGTCTCCTGCACAGCAGGCAGCTATAGCTATTTCTAAAAAAGAAAAGGCTGGGGAAATGAAGAAGGGCGGTAAAGTTTCACGTAAAGCTTTAAGTGCTTCAGTAAAGAAAACTTTAAGAGCTAAAGCTAAAAAGTCAGGTAAATCATACGGTACTTTAGCAAAAGTATACCGCAGGGGCCAAGGAGCTTGGATGTCTGGCGGTAGCAGAAAAGGTATACCTATGGCTGCTTGGGCTATGGGTAGAGTGAATAGCTTTATTCGAGGATCTAAAAAACACGATACAGACCTATAATATGAAACACGGAAAATTAATGCCAGGTGGTGGACACCTAAAAATGCCAGGTGGAGGACGTCTTTACGAGATTTTGAAAAAAGGCGGTAAGCTAAAGATGGTAAAAAATGATAAGGGTGAAATGGTTCCCTTTTATGCTGCAGACGGTATTGGAAAAATGGAGTATGGAGGTAAGACTATGGGACATGGAGGTATGATGGAGGATGGTCCTATGCTTGTTATCAAACTAGGTAAGGATGGTATGAAGTATATGCAAGAGGGAGGTAAAAATGAAGACGAAGGGTTTGGTGAAAACGATCCGTTTGAAGGAAGAGCTAAAGGTACTAGAGATAACGAGTTAGTCAATGATGACGGAAAGACTATGTTTAACTCAGGGATTGAAGGTTTTAATCCTAAAACATTAGGAGAATTTTCAAATAGATTTTTTGTTCGTGATAATAATGAAGAGGGCAGCACAGATGGTCGATTTGATGCAGCTGTAAAGCTTGATGACGGCAGAATCGTACCTATATCCAAAGAACAGTTTCTTTTTATGAATGAACAATTCAGAAGTAATGATTACGGTAAGACTATGGAAGCAGGATCTCCTGAAACTCAAAAAAGAAGTCTTATGTTTTATTTACCTGAATTTAATCCTAACTATGACGAGTCTGGAACTGAAATTATAAGTAGTAGCAGTAGAGAGTCTAGAAATACAGGTAAATTTAATAGAAGGTTTGATAAAGAACTTGATAAATTTTATGATACTGAAGCGTTTGATGTAAGAGCTGCGGCAATGGCGACAGATGAAGAGAAAGAAAGGTTGGGACTTGTATCGGGTGGATCGGCTTTAGCTGATGAAGAAAAGATACAAAAAGAACTAGCCATAAATGCTAACGTAAACCCATTTAAAAGACAAGAAGCTCATCGGCTTGGACAAAATTTTGCTGCTAAAACATTTTTTGAAGGATCAGGAGATGCTAAAGGTATAGAAGCTGTACAGGGCAAAGCTACTAGATTTAGATCGCAAATAGAAGGAACTGGAGAAGAAAAAGAAAAAGAAGTAGAAACATCTGGTGCAGGTATGGATACTCCAGGCATGCAACGTATTCAAGCTCCTGATTTTAGTACACCAATCCCAAGTTCATTAAGACAAGAGACTGCATCAGCGATGAATTTTGGGGGTAGACTTCGTATGGCTAATCAAGGAGCAAAGATGGCTAGACGTACTGTTTTTAGATTCCCAAGATCATAATAAAAAAAGAGGGGTATAACCCCTCTTTTATATTTATAAAGTTGTGTAAGTAAAGTAAGCGTTTTCATCTAAAATTTGAAAACTTCTTGTTGTTTCAAGCACTCCGTCTTTATTGATTTTTGTTTTACCATTGTCTTTGTATGTATTCACCCAATCATCGCTAATTACCAAGGTAGTGGCAATATTCATAGGCGTTTCGTCATACATGTGACCTTCTATTAGATATACTCCTGGTCTATCAAAGTAAACTTTCATTTGACTCTTTCCGTATTTAATCTTGTAAAGACCTAGCTGGATATCTTCATCACTTAAATCTGGTTTAGCAAAAAAACTTCGTACACTATCTAAATCATTTGCATCGACTGTAGATAATTTCCATATCCATACCTCGTCAGGTACTACGCTACCTTTCTCGATATTGATGTACTGAATAAATGGTTCTGATAAAAATTCTTGACAGAAAAGTGTGCCGCTAAATACTAGGGCGAGTGTTAAAAATAAATTCTTCATAGCTTTTATATATTTGTTGTTTGATTCAAGTATATAATTTTTATTCGATACAAGTCAAGTTTTTTCAACTTTTTAACAAATAACATGAGGGCAGGTAAGAAGCGTGATCCAAAAGTAGGTACGGGTAAAAAGCCTAAAGGCTCGGATAGACGCTTGTATACAGACGAAAACCCCAAGGATACAGTAGGTATTAAGTTTGCTACAGTACAAGATGCAAAGGATACAGTAGCTAAGGTGATGCGTATCAACAAACCGTTTGCTAGAAAGATACAGATACTTACAGTAGGAGAACAAAGATCTAGATATTCTAAGCCTAAGAAAGTAAAGCAGATGAATATATTTAAAAAAGCAAAAGAAGCGTTACGCAAAAAACACAACAAATGAGATACGGTAAAAAAAGAAAACTAAAGGAAGGTGGTAAGTTAACTATGACAAACAAAAGTGTTAAGGTAGATCCACCAAAGGGATATCACTGGATGGAAGAGTCAGGAAGATTCTACCTTATGGAAGGAGATTACCAACCACATGACGGAGCTGTAGAAAGAGCTAAGTTCACAGTTGTAACTCACCCAAAAGCTAAATAACAATCTGCTCTAAACCTTCTAGTTTTCTGTAAAACTTTTGTATCGTTAGTCTAGCACGTTGTGTTATAGTGTATCTATTTTTATAGTTTTTCCTTTCGTGGAATAGAGCTTCAGAAAAAGACATCTCGTTGACTTTAGTTCTGTCGAAGGCTTTTTCTATCCACCCACGTTTCTGTAAAGGATACAGAACTTTTTGTTTGAACTTACGTGGGCTCTGATATAATGCATCAGCCATATGGTCGGCTGTAAAAAACTCGTAGTCGTACATAAATATTAAGACGTTGATCTCGTTCATGGTAAGATCTGTACTATTAGATATGTCACGTATAGAGTGCTTATAGTACTTCATATAGTTCTTCTTGACATACCTATCATTAAGATAACTGAACTCTCGTATCTTACGTCCTTTATGATATCTACTCATTTGATTATATTTGCTGTAAAAATAAGAACATGGGAACTCTTTCTGGAAATGCAATAAAAAATACTTATCAGGGTTTGCTGAAGACCTCTGATGCAGCTGCTCTAACATCCTCGTTAAAGGTTATAGAAGATGGTACTGGAGTAGATAGCGCCTTATCACTTTCTACCACTACCGTCAAAGCAGAGTCTTTACAAATAAATACTGTAGCTGATGGATCATCTAGCACTGTTCTTGTTTGGGATAGTTCTAGTAAAACAGTTTCCAAAAGAGCCCTCCCAATATTTGATCCCATAACAGCAACTGTTTCAGGTGCAACAAATCCTACTTTAAGAATATCTGATAGTGCAAGTAATAGCTCTTCATTTACATTTTCTGGAGGAACTGGAATTGAAGTTTCACAAGCTACTAATACAATAACGTTTTCCTCTAAAAACAAAACAACCAACACTATTACAGGGGCAACTACTTTAACAGCTGCTGATTCTGGTAAGGTTCATCTGTTAGATGCAAATGCAATAAACGGTGATACAATAACATTACCTACATGCGCAGATGGATTATACTTTAAGTTTTTATTTATTACAACAAAAGGAACAGAGTTTAATATCGTTACAGCCAATGCTGCAGCATCGGGAACAGTAGAAAGATTTATAGGTAAGGTTGTTGTTCAGAGCACTACTGATGATCAAATAGCTGTTCAGCGTGTAACCAATACAGGTAATACATTTGACAACGATACGTTGTCTCTTGATGGAGATTCTGCAACAAGTGGTGGAGTGGAAGGTGATATAATAGAAATTTATGGGTGTACTATTTCTAGTGTAGCGACATGGGTTGTTAATGCAAGACTAACCACAACAAATGCTAACCCATCTAGTATTGCAGTAATAGGTGCTTCATAATGAGTAGCAAGCACGACGCCATAGAAGAGATAGCTGAAGTATTAGATACATTAAATAATATTATATCTAAGTACGAACTAGAAGATGAGTTTGCATACGTCTTCTGTTGCGCTGTACCTTTAGGCGTTAATGTTTTTGAAACAGAATACACAGCAGGATACTCTTGGAGCACGCAAGGTAAAAAAGAGTTTGATGCTATACTTACTATATTAGAAAACGCTTACCACAAACGTGATGACGGAAAGTGGGAGCTATTAAATAACATATCACTAAATTAAAATTAATTACATATGGCAAACATTATCAGAAAGATAGTTGTTGGCCCCAATCCCAAAGACGCAATGGCTTACTATTTAGGTATGCGTGCAGGAGACGGAAGGGTTTCAGCTATCATGGAAAACGAAAGGTCTTTATACAAATTCAATGTTCGTAGATACGAAGTCTACATAGAAGATCAAGATTCTACTTACCTTTGGAAAACGGTTGAGAATCAACCAGTATTAATTGAATATGATTGTAAATTTGAATAGAGATGCAGGGCGTATATCATTTTATTGTAAGTGTACCAAAGAAATTTGAGGACACTTTAAAGCTTGGGGATAAAGAGATATTCTTAGAAAGTAAGTTTAACGAGTTTGAGCATAGGATCTCTTATGGAGAGATTATAGCTACACCTATGAAACATCCAGATTTAGAGTGTAAGCCTGGTGACACTCTTATATTTCACCATCATGTAACAACAAATCCAGCATTGAACTTAGGGGACAAAAGACATCTTGTTCTTTACGATGCAGAAAATGGAAGGATGAGTCAAGCGATAGCATATAGAGATAAAGATTCTGGAGAGTTGCATATGCTTTCTGACTGGCTGTTCGTTTTACCTGTAGACGAAAGAGAAGATGAGGTTTCTGAAAGCGGTATTATAACAGAGCTTGCTACACAAAAAGAACTCGCTGATGAGGCAAAAATATATATGCCTCATCCAGAGTTAGAAGCTCAAGGTGTAAAGCCAGGAGATGTTGTAGGTTTTGATAAAAACTCTGACTATAAGATAAAGCTAGATAATGGCGATGTTGTTTATAGAATGAGAGTAGACGATATAAGCTATGTCAAAGTTCACGACGGAGAGTGCAGCTAAAAGGCTTATGTCTTCTATGGAGCAGGCCATAGACAATATGATTAGTGAAATTAAAAAACCTGTTGATCAAGAAATTAATGGTAGCGCACGTAAAGCTGAGTTGCAGTCTATAAAGCAAACTGCTATTGATTGCAAAGAGCTTCTTATAGAACGTCAGAAGTTAGAGCAGATGTTAAAAGATCTTTCTAGTAACGGACAAATAGAAGAAGAGGCTGATTACAGTAGCGGTTTTGCAGAACGTTTTTCTAAATAATGCTTATCGATGTTAATGAATATGATGAGCAAGCTGTTGGCATATGCCCCGATGGTACGCAGGGTAAAGTTATCACGATTAGTGGTCTACACATTATGCTTCCCAAACAACCAGCCGATTCCGATATTGCCTTCTACGACCTTCCGCAGGAGGAGCAATATTGGAGGCGTCAAGAACTACCCAAAGAGTTGCTTAGGATTCGCAGTATGGACGAGTGGATGGAGGCGCCGAGCGAGTTTAGAAAAAGGTTTCGTCCGTATATCGAAGAAGAATTTAGACGTAGGCGTCAGGGTTTTTGGTTTTATAATAACGGCACACCTGTCTATATATCGGGGCGTCATTACATGTTCCTACAATGGTCCAGAATAGATATAGGCTATCCGTCGTATCTTTCTTACCAACGTGAAATCTATCTACACATGGCTGCGTGCGAGTCTGATCCTCGCTGTATCGGTCAGCTATATACTAAGTGTCGTCGCTCTGGCTATACCAATATCTGTGCTTCTGTTCTTGTGGATGAAGCTACACAGGTTAAAGATAAGCTTTTGGGTATACAGTCGAAAACTGGTAAAGACGCTCAGGAAAATATCTTTATGAAAAAGGTGGTCCCGATTTTTAAATCGTACCCTTTCTTTTTTAAACCTATACAAGACGGTACTACAAACCCTCGTATGGAGCTGGCTTTCCGAGAGCCCTCGAAACGTATCACAAAAAACAACAAAACCTCTGCAAAAGGTGAAGCGTTAAATACAATCATCAATTGGAAAAACACCACTAATAATGCGTATGACGGAGAGAAGCTGCATCTACTGTATCTCGATGAGGCAGGTAAATGGGAAAAGCCAACCGATATAAAGGAGGCATGGAGGATACAAAGGACTTGCCTTATTGTAGGTAGGAGGATAGTAGGGAAGTCTTTGGTTGGTAGCACAGTAAATCCTATGGACAAAGGTGGTAAGCAGTATAAAAAGTTATGGGAAGATTCTGATCCGTGTATGCGTAACGCCAACGGAAGAACTGTATCTGGATTGTACAGATTGTTTATACCAGCTTACGATGCGTTAGAGGGGTTCTTTGATATTCATGGAGATCCTGTTATAGAAGATCCTAAGTCTCCAGTGGAAGGTATCGATGGAGAGGTTGTAGCTTTTGGATCTAAAACGTTTTTAAAAAACGAAAGGTCTGCTATGAAGACCGACGCTAGAGAACTCAATGAGTTTATACGTCAGTTCCCGTTTTCTCCTGAAGAAGCTTTTAGAGATAGTATAGAGGGTAGTCTTTTTAATATAGGAAAGATCTATGAGCAGATAGAACACAATGATGGGTTGTACCCTAATCCTATAGTTCAAGGAAACTTTGTATGGGTAGGCGGAAAGCGTGACGGTAACGTAGCTTTTAGACCTATGGCTGACGGAAGGTGGAGGGTAGCATGGATGCCTCCAGCGGAAATGCAAAACAAAAGAGTTTTAGAAAGGGGTAAGCTTATAGCACCAAACGCTTCATTTGGTTGTGGGGGTGTCGACTCTTACGATCTTGATGCTACAGTTGACGGTAGAGGATCTAAGGGTGCATGCCATTTATTTAACAAGTTTAATATGGTGCATCCTTCTAACATGTTTGTTGCAGAATATGTAAGCCGCCCTCCTATGGCTAAAATCTTTTATGAGGATATACTTATGGCTTCTTTCTTTTATGGGTATCCATTACTTATAGAGAATAATAAATACGGGATTGTTAGATATTTTGAAGAACGGGGGTATGACGGTTATGTGTTGGATAGACCAGATCACTTAAAATCATCTAGTTACAGTAGCAACGTAAAAACAAAAGGTATCCCGTCTAACTCACAAGACGTACTCCAAGCGCATGCTCAAGCTGTAGAAGACTATATCCATCAACATGTGGGGTATAATGAAGATGGAGATATAGGAAGAATGTATTTTAATCGCACATTAGAAGACTGGATAGGTTTTAAAATAAATGATAGAACAAAGTATGACCTTACGATAAGTTCTGGCCTGGCTTTGCTAGCATCTCAAAAGGTAGACAAGAAAATAAAAAACAGTAATTTTAAGGAGAAAACTTTTTTCAGAAAATACAAATACAACTCTTCGGGCCCCTCAATTCTAAAAAAGTGAAAAACAGTATATTTGCAGATATGACAACTGAAGCATAATGGAGTACGGACAAAGTAAAGGAACATACGGCAACTTCCCAGATCCATTTGCAAGTCCCATAGAAAAGGCTTCAAATGAATACGGACTAAAATACGCTAAAGCTATCCACGGTCAGTGGGGCTCTGGCGAAGACTCTTCATCTCTACTAAATCGTAGGATGTATGAGTTTGAAAAAAATAGAGACTACGCTAACGGAACGCAGGATACCTCTATTTATAAACAGATACTTAACTCTCTCGATCCCAACAATGGTGACGGGACGTTACTTAATATAGACTGGTCCCCTGTACCTATCGTGCCTAAGTTCGTAAAGGTCGTTGTAAACAGAATACTTTCTCGTAAGCCTTATCCTGCTGTCGAAGCTATAGATCCAATATCTAAGCAAGAAAAAGAAATGCAGAAAGCTAAGATAAACTCTACGATAAAAAACAAAAAAGAGTTTACAGAGGCTAAGCAGTTAGGATTGACTATGGAGCTTGATCCAGAAAGTGTACCAGACACTACTGAGGAAGCGGAAATATTCTTAGACGAAAACATAAAGACTAGCGCAGAGATGGCAGCACAGCTAGCTACATCTCTTACTTTGGATTGGAATGATTTCGATGAGCATATATATAGGCGCTCTGTCAATGATCTTGTTACATGTGGTATAGGCGTTGTAAAAAGAAACAACGATCCCAACTACGGTATTACTGAAGAGTATGTAGATCCTTCATTCTTCGTACATAGCTATACTGAAGATCCTAATATGAATGACATCGTTTACGCAGGTCATGTAAAGCGTATGTCTATTATGGATCTCAAGCGTATGGCTGGAGATGAGTTTACAGAAAAGGAGTACGAAGAAATGGCTAGAAAGGTTATGCATAAAAGCTATAACGATTCTGGTAAGTTCGCTAGCGGAGGTTACGATAGGAGTGGCAGAAAGATGACGTATGGATATGATGACTATCTCATCGATGTATTACAGTTTGAGTTTAAAAGCGTAGACGAAGTTTTCTATGAAAGTAAAGAATCTCAGTTTGGTAATGTAGGATTCTATTTTAAAGGTAGCGAGTACAAGCCAGTTACTGATTCTGTATACGAAAGGCAGCCATACAAGATGGATGTAGAGACAGTATATGGAGGTTGTTATATTGTAGATAGCGGTAGGTTATTTAACTACGGTCAACAAAAGAACATACCAAAAAATGTTCATGATATATCTAAGTGTACACTTTCTTATAGTATAGCCTGCACAAATATTAGAAGAATGATGCCTAAGTCTTTGGTAGGTAGCGTTACTGGATTTGCTGATCAACTACAATTAACACACTGCAAGATCCAACAAGCTATTGCTAAAGCTAAGCCAGATGGATTGATCATAGACATAGAGGGTTTAGAAAACGTCCAGCTAGGTAGGGGTGGTGAGCTTAGTCCTTTAGAGATTCAGGACATATACGAGCAGACAGGTATTATGTACTATCGTTCTAAGAATCCAGAGGGAGGTTTTCAAAATCCACCGATACGTTCTATAGAAAATCAGATAAGAAACATAAACTCTTTTATTAGTCTATACAATCACTACCTACGTATGATTCGTGACGCTACTGGCGTTAATGAAGTTATGGATGCTTCTACTCCAAAAGGCGACGCTCTTGTGGGTGTTCAGCAACAGGCTATCGCTGCAGGTAATAATGCATTGTACGATATTACTAATGCCTCTCTTGTTTTATACAAGAAGGTGTGCTCTGATATTGTTAAGTGCCTACAAATAATCCCAGAGGATTCTATACTTTATAGCGTGTATGAAAAGGCTATAGGTAAACACAGTATGGAGATCCTTACGTCATTTAAAGATCTCCCTATGTACAACTTTGGAGTGAGGGTTGTTAAAACGATGTCAGATGATGACCGCATCTTCTTAGAGCAAAACCTTCAAGCTTCTTTAGCTCAGAAAGAAATAGATCTAGAAGATGCTATGGCTGTACGTCAGCTGAAAGATATCGATCAAGCTCAAAAACTTCTTATCGTAAGAAGGAAGAGAAGGATAAAGATGCTTCAACAGCAGCAGCAGCAAAATATTCAGGCTCAGTCTCAAGCCAACGCTCAAGCAGCTCAAGCTGCTTCTCAAGCTAAGCAGCAAGAAATGCAGATGGAAGCTCAGCTCGAAGCACAAAAAATACAGCTCAAAGGTCAAGTAGACGTTCAGGTAGCTCAGGCTATGCATCAGATGAGTATGCAGCTAGAGCAGCTAAAAGCTCAGATTGCTGGAGGAACTCGTTCTGGAGAACAGATGTTTAGAGAGAAACTCGAAACAATGAAGGACGATAGAAAAGACCAGAGGGTAAAGAAGCAAGCTGTAGAGCAGTCTAAACTTATCTCTCAAAGAAAAGGTGAGCGTGCTCCCTTAGCAGATGTAGAGTCTGACAATCAAGATATACAAAACTTTTTACAATCAATGATATGAGTTCAGTAGTAAACCTCGATGTATCCAAAAGATTAGATATTACCTGCAGAAAGGGCGATACGTTTAATCTTGTTATAAATGTTACTGACGCTGCTGGCGCAGTAGTAGATCTTACTACATACTCTTTTAAAATGGAGGTGCGTGCTACAGATACTTCTGAGGATTCTGTTATAACAAATGATCAGTTAACCATTACTGGAACATCTGGCGGTGTTATTACGATTACTATACCAGCAAACATCATGGCTGGTATTACTAGCGGATTGTACACGTACGATCTACAAACGATAGTATCTGGTGTAACTCAAACATGGCTTCAGGGCGTGTTGCAAGTAAATGAGGATGTTACAGTATGAGCGATATAAACTTAAGCATATCGACAGGCACTAATGTGCTTACACAGGCTGTAGGCAGTGATGAAGTAAACTTAGCTTTATCTAGCACAACCAATGTGCATACTACATCTATACAAAACCAGAATACTTTATCTGTAGATGTCGGTATTGGCCCACAAGGCCCACAGGGACCTCAAGGAGATACTGGAGCCACTGGACCTCAAGGACCCCAAGGACCTCAAGGAGCTCAAGGACCTCAAGGACCTCAAGGAGACACTGGTGCTACTGGAGCTACTGGAGCTACTGGAGCTACTGGTGCTACTGGAGCTCAAGGTCCTGCTGGGGCAGCAGGTGCTGATGGCACTACATTTACAGCTGGTGATGGCTTAGACTTAACAGGAGGCACTTTATCTGCTGACTTAAAATCTAACGGAGGTCTAGTTATAGAATCAAGTAAGTTAGCTGTTGATCTTGGAGCTTCTTCTATTACTGGAACTTTAGCTATTGGTGATGGAGGTACGGGCAGCACTTCTACAACATATTGTAATTTAACATCTAATGTAACAGGAACGCTGCCTGTTGCCAATGGAGGCACAGGCGCTACAAGTTTTACAGCTAATGAATTACTTTTTGGTAATGGAACAAGCGCAATACAAAGTTCAAGCAACTTAACATATAATGGTTCAATACTTTCTATTATAGATAGTGATAGCTTTCAGCCTGTGTTACAATTAGAAAACACTAAAAATAACGCACTTTCAGGAAACATAATATTTGCAAAAAGTAGAGATTCAGGAACTTCTGCCGATGGAGATAAAATTGGACAGATTTATTTTATTGGTCATGATGACGCTGGTAATACAGGACAACAGTATGGTTTAATAGAGTGTGCTTCTAAAGAAACTGGTAGCGGTCAAGAGGGTGGAAAAATATTAATGCAAGTTGCCTCTCATGATGGAAGCGCAGTTACTGGATTTACAATAGAAGATGGAGATGCAAGTGGTGAGGTAGATGTTACAATAGGAGCAGGTGCTGCTTCAACAACTACTATAGCTGGTACTCTTACTATGGGTAGTACAGCATTTGTAAACAATAGTGGTGTAATACAAGTAGCTACTCAAGGCACTATTGATCATGATTCATTAGCAAACTTTTCTGCAGATGAACACTTTACTCAAGCAAATATTGTTGCTACTGGCGCTTTGAATAGCGGAAGCATAACTTCTGGTTTTGGTAATATAGATATAGGTTCTAGTACGCTTGATACCACAGGAGATGTGTCAACTGGGCAGCTTTCAGCTAGATCAGTAATTCACTCAATTAGCGGTAATAGTGCTGGTGATTTTGGAACTGGCGCTGAAATATTAACGGGCATAAGTAATGATAGCGTTACTGCTGGAGCCATATATGTTTTAAGAAATGGTGTATGGACATTAATAGATGCTGATGCAGAGACTACTGTAAATCAAATAGTTGGTGTTGCAACAGCTGCTGCAGGAAGCGGAAACTCTTCAAATGGTATGATTATAAAAGGATGTGTAACATTAAATTCTACATATACCGCAGGTACTGACAGTGAAGGAGCAATAGTATATGCATCGGCAACGGCTGGGGAAGCTACACTTACAGCTCCATCTTCTTCTGGTCAATTTGTTAGAATACTTGGACACTCTCTTAATGTAAGCGACAAAAAAATGTTCCTTAACCCAGATAACACATTCGTAAAAATAGCGTAATGGGTTATATAGACGAAACATTGATATTTGAGTCTGACAGGATATATTATACAGATGAGGCATTTGGAGGGGAAATGCAGGTCATGATGTCTTGGGAAGATCCTATAATGAAAGCATCTGCTAATTATGTGTGTGAAGGAGGTGGAGATATATTAGAAATAGGATTTGGTATGGGAATATCTGCTGAACATATTCAGTCTAACTCTATATCATCCCACACCATAGTAGAAAACCACCCTCAAGTTATAGAGAAAGCTAAAGCTTGGGCTGCAGGTAAGCCTAATGTCACCATAGTAGAAGGAGGTTGGTATGAAGTAAAAGATTCTTTATCTACTTACGATGGAGTGTTTTACGATACATGGGGAGAAGATGACTGGACTTTATTTAGTACTACTATAGCATCATTATGTAAGCCTGGAGCAAAAGTTACATGGTGGAACGCAAATGCTTATGCTAATACTATTCATAACATAGAAGGTGTTTCATATGAAGCTATTTCTGTAAATCCTAAGTCTAATATGTATTTTAATTCGACTACATATTACCTCCCTAAAAAAGTATTTTAAATGCCTACTATAAACTTAAATAAAGGTGGTAGGATTATAGGTACAGTTGATACAACTCAAGCAGCAGCTAGAGATGAAGCTTCTGGCACATCCACAGCACAAGGCACAGCTCAAGATAGTGCTGTTCAATACTTTAAAAGCGCAGGTAGAGGTGGAGGTACATTTAGATATATAAGATCTTTTTTACAATTTGATTCATCATCTATTACATCTGCAGTAGGTACTGCTGTTTTAAATATAGAGAGTCAAGGTATATCTAGTACTGCTGATGTTATAGTTTGTGCAAGTGACGCTTTTGGTGGGGCAAGTGATGATCTTATAAATGACGATTTTAATAATGTAGATTTTAGTACTGCATATTCAAGCGAACTTTCTACTTGGAATGCTAATGGAGCAAATAATGCTATTACATTAAATGCGGCAGCTCGTACAGCTATTCAAAATAATAATAGTTTTATATGTGCTATTGTAGATCATGATAGTGATTTCCAAGACACTGACAATCTTTCTGGTGTATCAAACGGAAGCCAAACTGTAGGTATAGATTTTTCTGGGACAATAACTTTAGTGGTTACGTTAGCAGGATATGCTAATGACGTTAATCTTGTAGCTAGTGCTAACATAGGTGAGGTTAATGGTGTAGCCAGTGGTGATATAGACAAAATAATAGGTGTGTAAATAAATTATATTTGTAATATGAAAAATAAATCTTACTTATTGGTTTTTTTATTTTGGGTGATAGCATCATGTGTATTAGGACAACCTAGCAACGACAGTATACCTCCTATTTGCTCTGGTGTTCAAAATCTTCAAGGGCAAATTGATTGCTTTCCTTTTGCGCCAAATCAAGGTCAACTACAAGTCATGTGGACTATACCTGAACCTGGATGTAATCCAGTTGGATTTTATAGGGGTGATGACTTAGATAATTTACAATTTGTGCCATACGGTCAATGGTTTGATGGTAGTTTTTACGGTGGTGTGCCGTCTTCACCTGTGTCAAATGATGAATACTATTTTATAGTAGAGTCTCCTGGTGGCATTATGGATACACTAATCGTTGAAAATCCAAACTGCGGTATTGGCTGTTTAGATTCTTTAGCGACAAACTATAATCCTTTTGCTGGTATAGAGAGTGAATTTGGGGAGTCTTGTCAGTATGGTGAAGTATCAGAGTGTGGTAATATATTTACCCAAAAAGTATATGTAAGTATAACCGCAGATACATATTCTCAGTGGGAAACAAGTTGGGAGATAGTCACAACAGATAGTATCCCGATAGTATTGGCTAGTGAAGATATAGGTTTTTATCAAACAGAGGGACTTACTGTAACAACAGAATACTGCATACCTCTTGGAGTTGAGTTTACTTTTAACATATACGATACGTTTGGAGATGGACTTGCAGGATCTACAACAGGTGGATTTACAGATGGAGACGTTCTTGTGTATACAGAGTGTGGTAATACTATATACAGCATACTGCCGTTTGAAGGACAGAATCCTGACTACGGATATGAAGCGATTAGTGAACCTAATTTACTAAACCCATGCCCTCCAGACAATCCGCCATTTGGTTGCTTAGATCCAGAATACTTAGAGTTTAACTCCCTTGCTACAAACAATGATTCTAGTTTATGTGTAACTCCTGCTGTTCCAGGATGCCTTAACGAGAATGCATTTAACTACGATCCAGAGGCAAATATCATGGATTACATTCCTGAGTGTGAATACACGCTTATGTTATTTGACGGAGGTGGTGACGGCTGGGATGGATCTTATTTAGGTGTTGTGCAGGACGGCGAACCTATTGGTGCGTTTACATGCACAGAGGAGCAAGCCTTCTATGATATAACAGTAAGCTCTCAAACACATGTAGAGTTTAAGTTTTACGAAGTAGAGTTTGGCAGTTTCTTTGGTGAAGGTGGTACGAGCACTGATGTATCACAATGTGGATTCAAATTAATAAGTCCTAATGGAAATATAGTCTTTGAGAAGGGAACTAATCCATGGTTAGATCCAATAGATCCTGATCAGGTATATACACCATATTTAAGATGCGGTAATTACTGTGAGTCATATACATATGGATGCACAGATGAATCTGCACAGAACTACAATAGTGATGTTAACACAGAAGATGGTAGTTGCTATTATCAAGCTGGCTGCGCACAAGCTGGTTATCTAGAATATTACACTCAGGGGTACGAGGCTGATTTTGATGACGGCAGTTGCCAAACGGTAGCTGTTTTTGGCTGTATGGATCCTGATGCTTTTAACTACAACGAAGAAGCAAATGTTGACAACGAAGGTTGCATTCCTGTTGTGCTGGGTTGCATGAATCCTTTGGCCTATAACTATCTACCATCTGCTAACGTAGACGATAACAGCTGTATACCTTATATATATGGCTGTATGGATCCATCGGCTTACAACTACAATGAAAATGCAAACATTGATGATGGAGAGTGTGAGCCTTTTGTATACGGATGCACTGACAACAGTATGTTTAATTACAATCCTGCAGCAAATGCTGAATACGATCCATCGAACTGCGAGCCTTATATTTATGGTTGTACAGATCCTAGCATGCTTAACTATGATGCCTCTGCTAATACAGAAGACTTTAGTTGCATACCTTACATTTATGGTTGCACTGATCCTGAAGCTCTCAACTATGATGAACTTGCTAACACAGACAACGGCTCTTGTATCGATGTACTAGTTGACTGCATGGATCCTGATGCATACAATTATAATGAATTAGCAAATACGCCAGATGAAGATGCATGTCTATATGACGCAGGGTGCATAGGTGGTCCTGGTGAACCCTACTGGTTAAACGATGGCTGTTACGCTTGGATTATCGATATAGATCCTTACTGCTGCGAAGTTGCTTGGGATGAAGCATGTGTAGATCTATACTCTTACTGTGAGCAAGGCTGGCCACAAGGAGTCCTAGAAACAACGAGAGATATAAGTGTATATCCCAATCCTGTAACAGACATTTTAAATATTAAAGCACCATCAATAGATATGGTATCTTTGTATAACTATTTAGGTCAAGTTGTTATACAGACTTCTGATAAAACAATAGACCTTTCACACCTTTCAAACGGTGTGTATGAGGTTGTTATACAATACAACTCTAGAATTATTAAAAAGAAAATTATTAAATCATGAACATTAATTGGATTAATAGCTGGAACGCTAACAACAAAAAAGAAAAGTATCATTTAGAGTGGAGATTAGGAACAATCACTATCCTAGAAATACGTTACGCAAAAAAGTTTAGATTTATGGTTTTAAATGTAGGATTTGAATTGTGATGTCATCAGAAAAACTAAATAACTGCCGTAAGTATAAAAGGTTACAGTTTTTTCTTTACATGGCAATAATGCTTGTCGTGTTTATTCTTGGTGCGTCTTTAGATGCAAAAGGACAAACGTTGAAAAAAACATTTAAGTTCGCAACTTTTTATGCAGCTGTTAGCGGTGGTAATTCTGTGGCTGACGATAATATTTATTCTGTAACAAATGGATTGCAAACCGATGTTGTAGAAACACCTTTTGATTACTCTATGACTTTGGGTGTAAGAAAGATTGCTAGGTTTGGATATGAAAATAGAGCGAATACTTTTTACAACGGTACTGAAAGATCGTATAGTGATGCAGCAAACATCGGTAAGGTAAAAGGATTTGAGTTTTTATTTGAAGCTGACTGGCGAAGGCAGCAGGGTAGAAACTTTTTAGATCAAGATTATTTTCTTCGTTACGTTGCAAAAAACTGGATCGCTAAAGCTGAGTATCTACAAGATGGTTTTGCTGATGTCGAATACTTTGAGGGTTCTCAACGTTTACGTTTAAACGTCAATAGTAAGTTTAGTTTTAACGTAGGTATAGCTCAGCGTATATCAGAGCCATATGGTTACAATCCACTAGACGAGTGGGTGCTACCTAACGGTAGCTTGCACTACACAAGTTTAGCTATACAAGAAGGGTATAGTGTTGACGTTCAGTCAGAAGAGTACTTTACTCCTAATGGAGAACTTATTGCAAATAGTTCTGACGTATGGGAGCAGGTTGTTATTCCTGAAGTTATCGGTGACTACGTAGATCGTAAGCGTAGTGAGCTGCCTAATCAATGGAATTATTCTCTTGTTCTGGGTTATGACTATTATCACTTTACAAAAGATTACTGGCTGCACTCTTGGGTTAGTGTTATGCCATATCATTTAAAGACAGAGGGTGAGTACTCTTACTTTGAAACTACTGATGGAGCTCAATGGATCGATTACGGTGCAGGCCTTATCTTTGGGTGGAGATTAAATAAAAGTCTTGGTGTTTTCTTAGAAGGTAAATACAATAAGTATTGGAATAGAGAATGGCATGACTTTACTGTAGGACTTAATTATGTAATAATATAATGGCAAAAGAAATTGGAGAGGATACTAAAGTAACACTAGACCTAAAAACAATAGGTATGGGTGCAGCAGGGTTAGCAGCCCTTATTGGAATGTGGTTTGCTCTTCAAGCAGACATAGCATTAGCTAAAGAACTGCCTGAGCCGTTACCTGCAGAAGTTACTCGTATGGAATTTGACATGAAAGATCAACTGATCCGTCAAACGATAATGACAACACAAGAAGATGTGTCAGAACTTAAAGAAGATCTTGACCGCATCGAAGAAAAGATAGATAAATTACAATGATGAAAAATGAAAACTGTTCTAGTATCTGTATTATCGCTTCTATCGTTATTAATGGTGGCGCATGTATCTCCTCTGGAGAGTGCCCCAGAAATTAGTAAAGACGGCATATGTGTTGCAGAGTTCAACGCTTCGTTCAACTCTCAAAACAGTGTGCCATGGATAGAAAAGCTAAACGACTGCACAACAACCCGTGTAGACATTGCCGATGCTCCAGAGTTACAGGCGGAGCACAAAATCGTCGTGGTCCCTACAATCGTTGTATTCAACAACGGAGAAGAGGTGGACCGCTTCCAGGCAAACATCATGATGACAATGGAGGCAAGCAAGAGTGATGTACAAGATGCTATTGATGAAATTATAATGAGCGACTTCTAATGGCTATAAAAGACAAGTTAAAAAAGCTTGGGCTTAAAGGAGTTAACAAACCAAAGCTCACAAGAAACCACCCTACTAAAAAAGCTGTGGTTCTTTCTACGATTGGCCCTGGACAAGAGAAGGGTGTTGTCGTACGTTTTGGTGATCAGAAGATGGGGAACAACTACAGCCCCGAAGCACGAAAAGCTTTCAAAAGTAGACATGCAAAAAATATTAAACGTAAAGGTAGTGCCGCATATTGGGCTAACAGATTTTTATGGAAAGCAGGAGGGCACAGTAAGCGTCCACCGAAAGGTCAAAAGAAGACATACGGTAAAAAATAAGATTTCCTAGATTCCCTATATTTGCACTATATAAAAGAAGAAATTAAAATAAGATGGCGACATTAACACCGACTTTATCATTTTCAAGTTCAGATACTTCATCAGATACTCTGAGTTTTTCTGTTACTACTGGTTTAACTGTAACACAGCCTATGATCGATATAGCTAGAATTTCTATAAGTCAAAGTGCTGCTACAGAAATCATAACAACATCTCAAGCTTTAAGAACTTATGTGTATATAAAAAATACAGATACTACGAATTTTGTTAAAGTTTCAACTGCAGGCGGTACAACTTTTGGAGTTTTAAATCCTGCAGAGTTTATGTTCTTTCCATTATTTCCTGATACAGGGTTTGAACTTCAGGCAGATACAGCAGCTTGCGTAGTAGAATACGGGTATTGGACTAAGCCTGCATAAATAAATCAATTAAAGGATAATAATTAAGAAAATATGGCATACTCACTTATAAAATTAACACCAACAATTGTAGCTGCTGAATTAGCTCTTAATGATGTATTATTTGATTCAACAGAAGTTGTACTTCCAGCTCACACATGTAAGCTAGTTAGCGCTACAATAGTAGATTATCAAAACAAACTTACAGCTGAAGATGTTGCTCTTATATTTCATCACGATAATGCTGGGGGAAGTTTTGGTACTTCAGCTGATGCAGAAAGTTTAAGTAGCGCTAACGCTGTATTAAATCAGCCTATTGCTGCTGTTAGATGTAATCACGAGACAGAAGGTACTGGCACGAATTTTAATATTTTAACTAGCTATAGCATAACTGGGAGTGCTGCACCAGTATCCTCTCCAGTAATTTTATCTAAAGACAAGTCTGATGACAAACTATTTGTTATGGGTAAAATTGTTGTTTTAAGTACCGCTGGCACTTTAGATGATACAAATGCTGATGGAGGCGACTTAGCTGTGTACTTGGGTTTCGAGTACTAAAACGTATATAAATAAATTTAATGTAATATGAATAAAGACTTAGAAGAAGCAATGGCGTCAGCTGGCTTCGCTATTACCGATGAGCCACCTACGCAAGAAGCTCCTACGCAGGAGCCACAAGAAACCGAGGTTCAGGCACAACCTGACGCCGAGGTTTCATCACCTACCCCAGAGCCTCAACCAGAAGTTCAACAGGTAGAAACTCCACAGGCCGAACAGCCTGTGCAACAGGAAGCGAAAGCAGAAGATATAAATGTAGACCAAGAGGTTCTTCAATTCCTAAGCGAAAGGCTGGGTAAAGACTTCGATAGTTTTGATTCTATTTCTGAAGCTATTTCTTATAAACCCGTAGAAATTGATGAGCGTGTAGCAGCGATCAACAAGTTCGTCGTAGAAACTGGTAGAACACCAGAGGAGTGGTATAGATACCAATCATTAGATCCATCCGAAATGGATGAGATGTCCTTAGTGCGTTTGCAAGTTTCCGCTGAAAATCCTAGTCTTACATCTGATGATGTAGCTCTGTTACTTAAAAACAAGTACAAGCTAGACCAGGATTATCACAGTGAAGACGAAATAAAGTTGTCTAAGCTTCAGCTTAAAATGGATGCGGAAAAAGCTCGTAAATCTATTACAGAATTAAGATCTTCATATGAAGCCCCTGTAGTAGAAACGAGCGACATGGATAGTCCTATCGACGAGGATTGGGTTAAGAGTATGTCTGCTAGAACAAATAACTTCGGTTATCTAGAGTTTGATCTACCAGGAAACGAAACGTTTAAGTTTGGTATTGACGACAACTACAGAAAGCAGCTTGTACAAAAAAACTCAAAGCTTGATGAGTACTTCAACGATTACGTAAATGATTCTGGAGATTGGAACTTTGATAAGCTAAATGCACACAGGGCTCTTGTAGACAACATAGATACTATCGTATCGTCAATCTATAATCAAGGATTGAGTGATGGAAGAAAAGGTGTTGTAGCACAAGCAGCTAATGTTGACGCAAGCAGACCAAATATCAATCAACAACCAGATCAAAGAAATAAACTTGAAGAACAATTATTAAACGCACTCGGAGGTGGTACTGGCATGACATTTAAAGTATAACTACAAAAATTGTAAATCATGGCTATTACGCAAAATACAGGTACGTTTAGCTCTGCCCCTCAAGGGTTAAGTAACAACCTGTTTAGACCAACGGATCCAACGAAGTACACTTCGTTATTCGACTTCATTGATGAAGTAAACGCCCCAGACGTACGTGCTAAGCTATCGAAAACTTTCGGTAATCAAGGCATTTCTGGATTTTTAAAAATGACTGGAGCTATCAAGTCAAATGGTACTGCTGATAATGTTCAGTACTACGAAGAAGCTCGTCTACACCAAACGCAATCTGCTGTTGTAGATTCTACAGTTTCAGCAGGCACATCAAATGAAGGTGTAATCACTTTTGATGGTGTAGTAGAAGTAGACGGTGGTAGTTTTAATAACGCCACAAGCAAACAAAAAATTGTTCGTAACGGAGACATTCTTCTACTAAATGGAGTAGACAGACTTGTTGTAGTTAATGAAGATAGCGCTGGAGGTGGCGGTGGAGACTTTACTGCAATTCCTTTACTTACTGGTGGTTTGACTGTTGCTATTTCTGATGGTGATGTAGTAGAAATGCCTATTATTGGTAACATGTTTGCTCAAGGTTCTGATCAGCCAGGTGAGTTCTTAGAGTCAAACGTTGTTAAGAGAACTAACCCTTACGCTATTGTAAAGGAGTCTTTCGAAGTTTCTGGATCACAAGCTACTAACATCGGCTATATCGATGTAGGTGGTGGTGACTACCGTTACTACATCAAGTCAGAGGCTGATACTCGTCAGCGCTTTATGGATAAGCGTGAGATGGTGATGCTTATGGGACAAGAGGTAACAAACACAAATGCATCTGTACCTTCTATTGATGGTACTGAAGGTTACTTCACTGCTTTAGAAAATCGTGGTATGGTAACTTCAGACCTTATCGGTTCTGCTGGTCTTACTGACCTTGACGCTCTAATTAAGGAGATGGATAAAAACGGATGTCCTGCTGAATACGCTGTTTACTCAGCTACTCGCCAAGACCTTCTTCTTGATGATATGATTGCTGGTGCTGGTGCTGGTGGTAACGTTACTGCAGGTGTTGCTGCAAGCTTCGGAGCTTTCCAAAACGACAGAGACATGGCTCTAAATCTTGGGTTTAAGTCTTTCTCTCGTGGCGGATACACGTTCCACAAGAACAGCTTCAAGCTTCTTAACGATCCAACACTTCTTGGTAGCGACGATGTTCACAACAGACTAGCTGCTGGTGTGATGATTCCTCTTTCTAACGTAGTAGATCCACGTTCAGGTGAAAGAGCTCCTGCTCTAGAAATGAACTTTAAGGCTGCTGGCGGTTACAACCGTGAGATGGAGCACTGGGTAACTGGTGGTGGCGTTCTTGGTTTCACTAACGATACTCAAGACGTTGCTAAGTTCCACTACCGTTCAGAATGTTGTCTAGTAACAAGAGCTGCTAACCAGCACGTTCTTATTCAAGGAACTGTTTAATTTTTAACAAATAGAAAAAATGGAAAAATATTTATATTTTAACGCTGACGCCGACGACGCTGTTACTCTTCCGCTGTCAGCCCTAAAGTCAATGAGCCACAACGGTGGTAACACTGTTGTATTTGAGTTCCTTACTGACAGTGTAAATGGTAATATTGCTATTACTATTACTACTGCTGATAATAAAGAGAAGGAGTTTATGGATGATATCTCTACTCGTATTGCAAAGAGTCGTGATCCTTTTATCGAAATCGCTAACGATGAAGATAAGAGATACGCTTCTAGCAACGTAGGAACTTCAGGTTCTGTTGTTGCTGCTATTGGTAGAGACGTAGGCCCTCGTAGAAAAGTAGAGGATGTAACTGGACAGACTAATGTTTTGACTGCTGCTCAGTCTGGAACAATCTTTACAGTTAACGTTGCTTCTAACGCTGCGACTACTTTGACTCTTCCTGCAATTTCAGCTACTAATATTGGTACTTACTATGAGTTCTTTGTTGGTACAGAAAATACTGGAGGTATCGATATCTTAACTGCAAGCACAGACGACACAACTGGTGATGTATTCGTAGGAGCTCTTGGTATTGGAATCAATGCTGCATGGGGTGCTGGTACAGCACAAGATGGAGGAGTTTTCTATTTAGTTCCTGGAGCTGATGACAACCAGATTAACTTAACTGGTGCAGAACAAAATGGTGCTGGTGAAGTAGGATCTTACGTACGTTGCGTTGCTGTTAAGCATGATGGTTCAGGCCATAGCGAATGGCAAGTAACTGGATGGATTGGAACTGACGATCCTAACGGAGACGGTACTGCTATCTTTGTTGACAGAGACTAATACTGTTTTACTATATAAGAAAGGGGGAGGGAATGGCTCTCCCCACTTTCCTTTTAATTTAATACGATTTAATTATGACACAAGAAAAAACTACGGTACAGCGAGGCCGTCCTATAGCTCGCAAAGAGACTAGCCCTGCTCCAGAGGCAGCGCCAAAAAAAGCTGTAAAAGCTAAGAGGTCTACTGTAAAAAGAAACTTACCAGACACATCAAAACTCCCAAAGCTATATGAAACTATGGGAGGTAGAGGCGGTGTGTTTTATAAACTAAGAGGCAATAAACTTACTGTATATGATGAAGAAACTGGTCGCAGAAGAGCAATTAGATACTGTCCAGGAGAGCCATCTATTTATGTAGATGAGCAATCAGATCAAGCTGTTAGAGAGCATGTAATCTTTAGAAACAAAAGTCTTTTAGTTAGATATGATCAACCTACATTAAAAGAGTATTTAGACAAACATCCAGATAATGTCGCAAATGGTGGTGGAGCTTTTAAGTTAATAGACAATGATCAAAGCTTTCAAGAAGAAGTAGATAATGAGTTCTTAGTACACGATGCTATATCACTTATTAAAGCTAGACCTATAGAAGAACTGCTACCCGTAGCTATGTCTTTGAAAATCAATACGAATCAAAAAGACTTACAGGTAAAAAGAGCTTTGGTATTATATGCTAAGAAAAAGCCACAAACTTTTATTGAGATGTTCGACAATCCACTTGTTCACGCACGAACTAGCGTAATGCAAGCTTTGGACTTCCAGATCATATCAGAAAAAAAGGGAGTAATTGTTTGGTCAGATACAGGAAAACTCGTAGTTTCGGTCCCTGTAGGACAGGATGCAATTGATACCATGACACGCTTTTGTTTAACAGACAAGGGCTCATCTGTTCTTAATGAAATAAACAGGCAACTCGAAGAGATTGCTTAAATACATTTCATTTCTTCATAGCTAATGGGAAAAGGGGGCACTGCTCCCTTTTTCTTATATTTGCCATACAACTATAAATGTAATGGCAAGCGTAAGAGAGGTATACAACGCATTAAGCGATTTAGCTAACAAAGATGAGCGAGGGTTTGTTACTCCTACGGAGTTCAACTCTTTTGCTCCTATAGCACAACAGAATATTTTTAACAGGCTGTTTCAAGAGCTTACCAATGTAGAGGCTCTACGTAAAAGAAACGTAGATCCTGCGAGGGATAAGTCTAGAAGCAAACAGATCAAAGAAGATCTTGCTGTCTTTTCTGTACAGACAAACATCACGAAAGCAAGTGGATCGTTTGCTAAGCCTGACGACTTCGCTAGACTAATTAGCCTTAAGACGTTTGGTGATGTCCTTCTCGACGTAACAAACTCTGTTATGATAGACTCAGTATACGATGAAGAGAAGATTGACAGAATACTTTTAAGTACCCTCTCTGCCCCTACTAAGTCAAAGCCTGTTGCGCTTGTAAGGGATACAATCACTGTATTCCCGACAAGCGTAAACAGAGTTACTATGCGTTACTACAAGCAACCAGAAGGTTTAGATCCTACAACTGGAGCAAGAACTGTTGCTCTACCGACATTTGGTTTTTTAATTCAAAACGGTAAAGAAGCTTACAACGCATCATCTTCAGTAGACTTTGAGCTACCAGAACACTATACCTCTGAGTTAGTTTTAGAGATGGGTAAACTTATAGGAGTAAACCTTCGTGATAGAGATGTATATGCATACGCTACAGGAGGACAGCAAACACAACAAAGACGATAAGAGATGGCAAGAAATTTAGTTACAGTAGATCAAGTAGTCAATGACTTTGTTCTTACACTAGAGGGTGACGATTACGCAAACAACGCTTCAGATACTCTTATTCACAACTATGCTTTGCGTGGTATTAGAGAAATGGGTTTTGATTTACTTCAAAGGGTACGCTCTATAAAACTTTCAGCAGGAACTAACAATACTGTTGATTTACCTGACGACTTTGTAAGTTTAGTAAAGGTAGGTATCGTAGGTAGCGACGGACTTGTACATGTGTTTGGTGAAAATAAAAACATAAACTACTCTCAAGCTTATAGCACTAATTCAGCAGGCAATCCTATTGATAGCGATGGAGACGGAGTATTTGATAGAGTAGATTCTAAAGGAAGCATAGCTGTTGGGGGTGTATTCGGTGCTGACGACTTTATCGTATTTTCTAATTATATATACCAAAACAATATAGGTCAAATCTACGGTTTAGGGGGAGGGTTTTACGAGGGGGAGTATAGACTCAACCTTGATCAAAACAGAATAGAGTTTTCTTCTAACAGTAGTGTTAATGAAATTGTTATAGAATATATTGCTGACGAAGCTAGATCTGTAAACCCTACTGTACATATAGAGGCAGAAGAGGCTTTACGATCATATATATACTACAAGATTATAGAAAGAAAAAGCAGTGTCCCCATGGCTGAAAAGGCTAGGGCACGCTCAGAGTACTATAACGAGCGTAGAAAAGCTAACGCTAGACTGAAAGCATTTAGCAAAGAGGAAGCTCTTAAAACTATCCGTAAAAACTTTAAACAAGCACCTAAGTATTAATGGCTATTGATAAACTCATACCGCAGTATCTCAATAAAGATGAGGACGCTAGGCTTATTAAGGGAGTAGAAATGTCAGATGCACTTAACGTGCGTGTATCTCAAGAGCCTGATGGAGATAGAGGTATTATAAAAAACGTTCTTGGTAATACTGCTATAGCAGCTTCAGGTCTTAGCGAAGAATACCCTACTGGCACAAATAGTGTATTGGGATCAGTTGCATCAGAAGCTGGTAAATGTATTTACTTTTTTTTATACAACTCAAATGGAAATCACGGTATATATCACTATAGCCATGCTACAAATACATATATTAAGATATATGAAAATAGTGCGTTAAACTTTTCTTTAAGCAGCTTCATCAAAGCTGATGTGGTTATAAATCAGTTTGGGGAACACCTTCTGTATTTCACGGATAACAGAAACGAGCCACGAAAAATAAATGCTACCAAAGCTTTAGAAAACAACTATGATGCAGGCATCGATAATGCTGCTACAGCAGACAATTATTTAACTGTATGTAAAGCTGCTCCGCAAACTCCTATTACGTTTGAGTTTTTAAGTATAGAAGGTATTTCTTCTAACGCTTTAAAAAACAACTGCTTTCAGTTTGCATATCAATATGTGTATGATGATGGAGAGGTAAGTGCTTTATCACAATACTCAGAGCTTACTGTTAGTAGAACTAACATGGCTCACAACATTACAACGCAAAACTTTTTTGAAGATCAGAATAATACGTTAAGACTTACTCTTACTGGATTACAAGCCCCAATAGAAAAAATTAGAGTTTTTGCTAGACGTAATAATGAGGGTGCATTTTTTAGAATTGATGAGGTAGATCATATAGTTGGTACTCAAACTATAGATTTTGCCAATGATGGGATATACACTTTCTTAGCTGATCAAGAGGCTAATAAATTATTTGACTCTGTTCCTAGAAAAGCTTTTGCACAAGCGATAAGTAACAATAGATTGTTTTATGGGAATTATTTAGAGGGCTTTGATAATATAGAAACTAGGGTTGATATAAATCCTTTTTATAATATTACACCAAAAGACTTTAGTATTAGTGCAGATGAAGCCTTGCTCTTAGAAAGTTTTGGCCCAGTCGATAGTATCGATTTTATTCAAGTATATAAGTATTTTGCAGGCCTTACTGGTCAAGCGGGTTTGGCATTTACTTCTAATACTTTTTCTCAATTTTTATCAACGCCAAATGCAGACAATAGCGCTCTTACATCTTCTGCATCTACAACTGCCCCAGTTACAGTTGATATAGACATAAGCGAATTTTCTGATTTAAATATAATACCAGAAGGTAATTTTGTTTGTAGTCTAAATGTAACTTGCGATGCTTTAGCTATGGGAATGTTTACTAGTACAGGTTTTACGGCTACAGCAAATTTTCTTACTGAAGATGGCGATAACCCAGGAAGTATTGAAACTTTAAGTGGGTATGAAAATCTGCCAAGCACATTTGAGTTTTTTTTTCTTGAGAAGTACAATCCAGATAGCACTAGAGAAAATAGATCTATAAATAACTTATTTCCTGAAAGCAGTATATCTTTTGAAACACTATCTTCTTTTACACAAACTTCATCTGGAGAAGGAAATAGTGCAATAGAAAATTTTGCTAACAAAATAGCAAACTCTTTAAATGGTCTTACAACTGTTGCAATTTTTGGAGGTGCAGAAATAAATGCAAGAGGTTTTACTGACGACTTACCACCAGAAGTTGTTGCTAACACTAATTTGCAATTTCAAGACGTAGACTTAAATATAGGCGGACCTATTACATTTGAGCTTTATCAAGGACATTACCTTAATGATAATGGAGTTGATAAAGTTAGATTTCACTTGAGAGTTATTGAAAGTAATCTTACTATCAATAGCATTAGTTTACCAGGAAATATTTTTTCTGAATCAGTTCTTGAGGAAGATCAAAATATTCTTGATGCCTTTCTTGAGTTTTTTTCTTTTGGGAGTATATCAACATCATTTGATGCAGATGCTATTTTACAAACAGCAGAGCCACTAAGTCAATTTTATGATAATCTTCAATTTGTTCCAATCAATATAGGAAGTCAAAACTTTGCTGCACCTACTGGTCATACCTTAATAGATAGTTTTTCGGATGGTATAGTAACAGGATATGAAGGTTTTCGTGTATCATCTTCTAGTATAGATTATGTTACAGAAGACTCAACTTCAGGACCTTCATTTAAGGCAGGTGCAGATCATGAATTTGGCATAGTTTATTATGATGAAAAGAATAGACCGTCAGCAGTTCAAAAATTAAATAGCGTTAGTGTATCACATTTTGGAAAAGAAGACAGGTTTGGCAATAACGGAATAACGCATATAGATATAAAAATACTTCACGATCCTCCTTACTGGGCTAGCAAATGGGCGCCTGTATATTCAAAAAATACAACGTATGAAAAAATACTTCATACGTCAATTATGGAGGCGGCTTTGGGTAAAACAGAAACATACTCTGATCCACTAGCCCCACAGCAAGGAGAGTCTGCTGCTCTTACTAGGCCTATAGAATCTGCTTTAGCTGGCGCTACTCAAGGAACAATCTATCTTTCTATGAGGGCTTTGGAGGGAAAAAATAATTCTCATAAAGAATCGAAAGGATCTTTGCTTTCTTATGAATATAAAGAGGGCGATATGTTGCGTGTTTTGCAGTGTTTAGATAATGAGTTAAATATAATTAGACCTCTAGCAGAGTTTCCTATAAGTTTCTACAGGTACTTCCCTGATGATGAAACAAACCCAATAACTTTGTCGGCAAGCAGTACTTTGCCAAACGAAAATAATTATAGAAGAACAGGATGGTATTTAGGTATACGAGATGAGGGGATTGATAATTTTAATGTTTCTTCTGTAGCAGGAGGTACAGATTTTTTTCATAACGATTGTATTGTAGAAATTTATAGACCTAAGTCTCAAGTAGAAAATCAAATCTTTTATGAGGTAGGAAAAGCGTTTGATATAGTAGAAGTAAATGGTGTAAGAACACACGCAGGAGATAGGCCGAACACAAGCCCTGATCCGTTCCCTTTAACTGTGGACTCAGGTAATACATTTTTTAGCAATCAAAGGTTATATGTAGGAGATGAAGTTTTTTTTCAACAAATAGGCACTCAAAATGTTTTTGTTACTCAGGTTCTCCCTGTTGAGGGCGGAGGTTTTACATACAGCTTCCAACCAAATTTACCACAAACACTGGTGTCTTTGATAGGTCAATCTATACCTCAGAATAGTGCTACTGGAATGTTTTTTGGAGCTATCACTTTAACTTTTGGGGATGTATATTTTAGAAAAAGAAGTCTTTTATCTAATCCCAAAGATTCTGATATTAACGGCCAACCAAACCCTGCAAAACCTTCAGAACAATTTTATAAAAGGTATTACATTGAAGACGAGTCCGTTAGTGACTTCTTTGATTCAAAAGCTGTTGCTATCGGTAGGCCCCATATAGAAATGCCAGAACAAGCTGAGATACAAAGAACGTCTTCTGTTACGTATAGCGATGCATTTGCTTTAGATTCTAGTAGACTAAACCTATCGTCTTTTAACCCATCTTTATTTCCATTTAAAGATTACAATAGTCGTGATGGAGATATATGCTTTATGCTAGACAACAGTGAAACTCTAATGGTAATGCAAGAAAACAAAGTTTCTAGCACACCTATAGGGCGTACACTTATTGAAGATGCTGGCGGAGGACAGCTTGTAACATCTATAAATGTTATGGGTACAGAAACTTTTTATGGTGGTGACTACGGTCCAGGAAAACAGCCAGAAAGCGTAGTGGAGCGTTTTGGTAAAATATACTTTTGCGATGTAGCAAAGGGTGCTGTTGTAGAAATAAGTGGTAAAGGAATTAAACTTATAAGCGCAATTAATATGGATTCTTATTTCGGAACTAAATTTTCTGATATAAACTCTGTAACCCAAACTGCAAAAATTCCTTGCGGATTAGATCCAGACAATGATGAGTATATCGTTACTGTACAAGCTATAGACACACGTAGAATCGATGTGCCCTCAGTTAATGGAGGAACTTTAAGTAATGTTTCGAAGTCTAGCACCACTACTTTTAATGATGCTTTATGCGATATTATTTTTAAAGATGGAGGAAACAGCACTTGGGAAAAACTTTCAGATAATTTCCAATTAGAAGATCAAGAGTGGGATAACTCTGGTAATGGCGTTATTATTTTAGATAAACTAGCTGATAGAGGTAGCTGTATCGTTGATAGTGCTCTAAGAACTTCTACAAGTAGTATTAATGTAAAACTTACTACAAGCAATAGCAGTTTGGGTGGTACGGCTACAGTTTCTTTAAAAGACAGTAGTGTTGATTTACCAGCATCTGTAACAAAACAATCTGACGGATCTTCTATATCCTTGACGTTAACATCGACAAGTGGTCATGTAACAGCAGAAACTATAGCTTATTCTACAACAAAAGAGTTTTGGTTGACGTTTTACTCTTTTCAACCAGAAATGTATGAGAAACTTCATGATAGATTTTTCTCTTTTCTTGGTGGTGTTATGCACAGGCACAATGTTAACGAAACTAGAAACAATTTCTATGGAGTTCAAAACAATTCTACACTTACGGTGGTGTCTAGAGCTAATCCTAGTGATATAAAAGTATATGACGCTATGAGTTTAGAAGGTAATTTTTCTTGGGATGCTATAGTTTCTAACACAAATCAAACTACAGGTACTATGGCTAACAGCGAGTTTGAGCAAAGAGAAGGTTTGTTTTACAGGCAAATAGAAAAAGACGCTACATCAAACTCTACTACCAATACATCTCATAAAGTTGTGTTAGGTCAGGTTGCTTCTGTTAGTGGATCTACTATAACATTTACTTCAAAAATTAGTAACTTGCCGTTTGGAATTGGAGACAGCTTGTTTAAATTAGAAAGTTCATCAGAAACAAATCTTAGTGTTACAATTTCTTCTGTGTCTGGAAGAAAAGAAATTACCGCTAGTGGTACTGTTTCTGGTCTTTCAGCAGGAGATACGGTTATGGCTGTATCATCAGCAAGTATTAATGGAGATAAAATGAGAGACTATCATGCTCAAGTTGCTTTGACGAATTCAGCTACTACACCAGTAGAGTTGTTTGCTGTAAACATGGTGTACAAATCTTCTCCGTTGCATAACAACTCATCAATTCCATCACAAAATAAAAAATAAATTATGTCAAACGGACCATTATCAGTAGGACAAGCTCAAGCATTAGGCACAGCAGCAGGTGGCGTAGGCCAACTTGTAGGTGGTATTGTTGGTATGTTAAATCAAGAGGAGCTAGAAGAAACAGCATCAGCAAATTTAGATACTGCTTTGCAAGAGTTAGCAGACCTTAGAGCTTCACAACCATCTTTATCTACACCGTCAGCATATTACGAGGGTGTTAAAGGAGCATATGATCAAAGGCTTTTGCAGATGAGGATGGATGATATAAACAGATCTTTAGCTACCACAGCGCAAGCCGCTACACAGTTTGGTGCTAGAGGGCTTGGTGCTTTAGCTGGAGCTACAGCACAAGCTCAAAGGGCGCAAAGGGAAGAGGCTCTTACTCAACAAAGGCTTCAGTCTGAAGCTCTTATGCAGTTAGGTGCTGCTGAAGAAAGAAGCACTCAGTTGCAAGAGGCTCGTAGCACAAGAGATATAGAATTTGCATATGATGCTAAAGGTTTAGCAGAGGCTCAGGTAGCGAAAGCTGAGCAGCAAAGAATCCAAAACTTTGCTAATATAGCTGGAGGTATTGCAGGGCTTGCTGGAGGTACTATCGGAGCTTTGATGGAAGATGGAGGTATGGTAGGTTACAGAGTAGGTGGTAAAACTAAAGAAGCTCCGTTTGTTACAGAAGGCGAGTTCGATCACGGCACAAACAAAAAAGCTGTTATTGATGAAGAAAGTGGTGTAAAAGAAGCGGAGCTTACTGGAGGAGAATATGTATTTAACCCAGAGCAGTCTGAAACATTATTTAAGTTAGCAAAGGAAGGTGATACTCCACTGCATAAATATTTATTAAAATTATTACTAAGATTCGAGAGAGATGTCTGAACAAGGTACACGATTTAAAACAGGGTTTTTAGCACCCAACATAGACTACGGTGCTATTGGAAGAAATGTTGCAGAGCAATTTGCCAACCCTATCCTTGCTGTAGCTCAAGAAAGATCTGCACAAAGGGATGCTAAGATGAAAGCTCTAAACCCTCAAGCTGCTGCAGGGGAGGCTGTACCAGGACAGATCAATCAAAAGTATCAGGGTGCAGCACAAATGGCTTTGGATATCTATCAGGAAGCTGCTACACGATTTGAGTTAGATCCTAGCGGTGCTAACGAAGCTGCTTTTGTACAGGCTAAAAATCAATATTTAAGTATCGTTCAAGATGCTAAGTTTGGGACAGAGTTTATAGCTAAAAAAACTGCTGAAATAAGAGGTAATACAGAGCTTGCTGAGTCAGGGCTCTTAGAGGCTAACATACAAGCTATTAATGAGTACGCTATGCCTCCTATATACACAAAGCAGGGTAACGTTGTTATGGTTGGACAAGGTGCCAACGCAATAGATTACTTTAACTCTGGAATTACCGCATCAAATGCAGACAATCTGTTTTACGAAACAGGATCTATAGTAGGTGACTATAAGTTTTTAGGTAGTAAAGTAGGCGCTGACGTTTTTGATTCTCAGATAGCTCCTAAAGCAAACTTAAGCACAGCACAAGGTGGGTATTATGAGACTCAGCTTGTTGGTAATCAATCTGTTAAGGTAGGGTTTGACGAAAAAAATTTTTCTGAAGATCTAGCAAACCAGTATAATGTTTTTGCAAATAACAATAAAACAATGTGGAACGCTGCTTCTTTAGAAGGGTATAAGAGTTTGCATGCTGTAAATAGAGATTTGCAGTCTGGGGATCTAGAGTCTATAAACAATACAATGCACCCAGAGCTTTTTGCTGTAACAGATGAAAATGATGTTTCTATATCTGAGGTTACAGGCTTTGAAGCTGACGGTACTCCAATCTATGCTGTTGAAATAGAAGATTTAAAGAATTTAAAGAATGTTCCAGAAGGAATAAGTCTTAATGACATAAAGAAGTTTAGGGAAGGAGAAACTATCCATGCAAGAAATTACTACAATACCATAAGTGCACAGTTCCCTCGCCCAGATGAAGACGCTGTAGCGGAAATGCTTAAAGAAGTAACGACAGGTCCTACTGATCCTACTGATCTTACTAGGACAATATTTACAGCGTATGATGGTAAAAAACCAGCTGCAGATCCTACTTTGACTAGTGAATATCCAAACATGAGTGTAGGCAGTGTAGCTAGTGGCGGAAACTTTAAAGATGTAACAGTAAGTAATGTTGGTATAGAGGTAGAAAAAGCTATTATAGATTTATCCACTGGACAAGTAATAGGTTATAAGATCGCTAAGAATCAAGAGCTTATAGAAAAATTATCAGCCATAACAAACCTTAATCAAGTTGAAACAGATATATTAAATCTTCTTACAGAAGAGGCTGATATATACGTAAACTCTTCAACACATCCTAATGCCTTTACTAATATACAGCAGCAGCTAGAGGGGCAAGAAAAAACTGGTAAAGCTTCTACATACAACACTCTACTATCTCAAGCTATGATTCAGCTTGGATCGCCTACTCAAGGTCAAGGTCAAAGTCAAGACGAAGAAATAGATCCTGACGTAAATAACTTAAGACAAAAAGTTG